TAAGCATTTTAGTTACTGCATCTTTCAATATTTCTTTGAAATTGTTATCCTTGGAAATATCATTCCATTCTCTTTTATCTGATTCCTTATTAAAAGAAATCTGGCTAAAATCATTGATAACTATGTCTGTAAGTCTATCAACAATTATTCCAGGTAAACCTGTATGAATTTTTCTTATTTCTCTACCAACAGTTGACTTTGCAGCCCAAAACTTCACACCATCATCACCACCGGGAATATTCTGATAAAACTGTGTTAATTCATAACTTTCACCACGATACCAAATGATATTCTTTACACAGTTTCCATCATGATCTAATAATTCTCTAATACTAAAGGTCTGTTTTGGAGCATCTTGTATTTTCAAAAAATGTCTTATTCCATCTCTCATTTTATCCATTAACCTCATTCTTTTTTAACTCCTATTTTCTTTCTGTATGGAATCCAGCTGTACTGAACAGAATTGACCATATGATCATTTCCATCTTCCGGTTCCTGGTCCTTTTCTTCTAACCAAGAATACTTCTCTAACTCTTTTATGTATTCCCTACAAGTCTCTACAATATAAAAACTTGGCTGAATGTCTTTATCATCTTTAAAGTTCATCCAACCAAGCTGTAATATAATTCTGTCTATAATTTTCACAGCTTTATATGCAGGATTAAATACATATAAGCACTGCGCATGTTCTCTCTTAAATTTGTTTAACTCTGTAATAGTTGCCGCATCTGCTGAATCAACAAATACGTGCTTTGCAATCCCCCATTCTTTTCTGTTTCTTTCTAAGAAATCATAATAGTTATTTGCAGTATCAGATGGAGCTACAGGAGTGCCTATTTCAGCATTGTTGTAAACTCTTTCATCTAAAAGAATGTATCTTCCTTTGTTGGTAATTCCTGCAAAACTCATTGAAATGGTATCAGGGCTTTTTGTTGAGTAAGCAGTATCTAATCCACTTGTATATATTTCAAACCATTCGGTCTGTTTCTTATCAGCCCTGTTTCTAACAAATACTTTTGCATCAGAAACTGTAATTAGATGATGTTTTCTATCAAATATACTAAATACAAGACCTGTTGCCTTTCCTCTAAGACCTAATATCTTGTTTTTGTACATCTTAGTTCCCACAGGAACCGCATCTATTTTGTCCTGAATATCCTGCTCTGTTAAACTGGCATTATCATAAAAAGTAAAATACCAATGAACCCAACCAACTTTTTCAGGCTCATTTAGTTCTGCCAGCAGTTCCTCCGGATAATCTTTGACATATTTCTTCAAAGGTCTACTGTGGTTGATAAACTCTTTATATACAAGCAAGTCCGGACTATCAGGATTTGACGTAGTCATCATATACTTGCATCTATGTGAGATTTCTCTTAAAAACTCCATATCAGCAGTATTAACTTCATCAATGTACACACAACCTTGCTGTGAACCTAATACCTTTTTCCAACGTGCTTTATTATCATAACCACAGACATATATTATCTTTTCACCATTTGGTGTCTGATACTTAATGTGTGATAAACCAATTCTGCCTTGACCTTTAGGATAATATTCAGCTAAACCATCAAACTGATCCAAAAGGCCTCTTTCATTATTGATTACATTCTTTTCAACTGTACCAAGGTCTGCTCCGGCAATAACATGATACTTAATATCACTCTTTGCCACCATAAGCATAAACTTAAATATACCTACTGTAGTCTTCCCTGCTGCAGTAGTTCCTTCAAGAAAATCTCTCTTGGTTTCTGTTAAAATAAACTCTTTAAACTTAGGTGATAACTGTAACAATATTAATCACCCTCTCTTACAGGCTTTATCTGTTCTAATATGCTTGCTATATTGTCTAATTTCTTGGCTTTCTTTTCTTCTGCTTCATTGTTTACATCTACTTTGTCTGTATATAAACCATATCTCTTGCCAAGAAGTTCGGCTGCTTTTAATCTCTCTTTCTCTGATGGTGGCTTTTCAATTGTTCTTGCTTCACTGCATCCATCTCCTATTCCCTCAACTACTAACTCACTTGAAGAACTTTCCCCTCTAAGCACTGACGTTAAATATTCAAGCACTTCCTGAGCATCTGCTGTTCTTTCATTATGTAATTTAGATAGTTGCTTATCTATGTACTCTTTAATCTCCGGCTTATTCATAAGTCTTGAAGCGGCTGCTGCAGCAACATTATCATTCTTAACACTTGGATAAGCTTTCTTATAAGCCAATGTTTTATTAAATTCAGTATCTGATAAAAGTTCATCACAAAATTTCTGTTCTTTAATTGTCACTACAACCACTCCTTTCTACTTACGCATTTATTTTTGAGCACGAAAAAAGGCACCCTAAGGTGCCTTTTCCGAACTATACTAATTATCTTATGGGGAAATGAAAAAATTAAAACATCAACCATTCTTAACACAATACCATTATAGCATTATGTAATGTGAACTAATATGTCCTATTGTGAACTATGCTAATTTGTTAATTTTTCTAAACTCTTCCAAAGCTCTGCCATGTAACTTTAGAATCCATCTATAACTATAGTTCATTTCCATTGCTATCTCTTCCCACTTCTTGCTCTGGCAATACCGCTTGTACAGTATCTGCTCATAGTCAGTGTTGTTTAACTTCTGTATGCTAATAATTACCTCTGCTCTAGCTAAAGCAAATTCACGCATAAGATTGTTCCAATCATCTTCCTTTTCGTTTATCTTGCATATTGTCTCAGCCATCTTGTCCTGTGCTCCAGAAGACATTACTCTCTCTTGCTGCTGAACTGCACCGGTACTTACCACCATTTCTCTCAATGTGTCTATCTCTTCTTTAAGCATCTTCATTTTTGATTCAAGATTTCTTACCTGATTAAGATACTCCTTTGCTGTCATTTCCACTGTTTTTCTTTTCCTCCTCTTTGTACTCTTCCTGTCCTGATTTATACATGCAATATCCTAGAAATACTGCATTTATTAACAAAAGTATGTATGCTATTATCACTGCTCACTCTCCTTCCGGGCATAAAAAAACCAACCACCGAATATTGGTAGTTGGTCTGTTCACTATTATTCTTTCATGAAATGTAATTTTATCTTAACAGCTATCCTAAATACGAATCCCATAACAAAGGCAATAATTAACAATATGATAAGAATATCTATCATCATATCCTTAATGCTATAAGCCGGATTTATTACTTTAATAATTATAAAGGTAATCATTACAATATCATTAACAATTAGTATTAAAAAAAGTAATGTTTCCGAATCATATTTTATATTCAATTTATCAAATGTTCTCTCTATATTTGAAAAAGCTAATATCATCAGCATGTATAATATAATTGGTATACCAAATGATAATACAAACAATTTTAAAATATCTAATTTCAAATATAAGTTTCTATCCCAAACAAATATAAACATATTTCCTGGAATAAAAATTCCTAAAATAACTGCTATCGTGTATCCGATTTTTCCTGTTAAAAATTTTACTAAACTCTCCATAGTTTCTTTTTCCTTTCTTTTTTTATTTTGTACTTTGATTGTACCACTACATTTTACCAGAAAGGATTTTGGCGCAATTTTTGCAGATATAAACTACCAATATTCAATTATCAATGTTCTGCTGCTTCTATTCTTCTTCGCTCTTTCCAGCTTGTACACTCTCGCACATTCTGCACTCGTCACAAGGTGCTTCAATTCCGAATATGCACGCCATCTAATCACCTGCCTTTACTATACCTATAATAGTCTGATATAATGCTGAATTTTTACCAACAAGTTTGGTAATGTATGCATCCAACTCTTCCACCACCTTATCCACATCATAAGCTGTTGGCTGTGCATCAATAAGCATTTTTCCTGCTTGTCTTGTATCTTCTGCAAACTTACTTGCTCCCACAAACACTTCATTAAAGTCTATTTTATCTGCGTCTATTAATCTCATTCTAATCACCACGCTTCCATGTCAAATTCTTCTCTTTGAATTTTTGTATTACTAATCTTTTTGTAAATAGCAACATACATTTCATCCTTGTCTCTGTTGTATGTAACTTCTGCATATCTGTCACCCATTGGCTGTCCCCAAATAGTACACTTCTTATAACCTAATTCGTGCGCAAACCACACTAGGTCTAATTCGCTAATGTTAATATTTTCGTTTAATACTTTAATCACTGCATTCTTTGCAGCCTTTTCAAATTCGTAACTTGTCATTCTAATCACTCTCCTTATTCTGGTATTCCGAAGTTCTTATATGTTGCTGAAAAACTAAATTGTTTGCCACACTTATAGCAGGTTTCAGTTATAGTACACATCTTTGTTTTGTTATCACAGTGGGCTAGTGTACTTCCCGATTTGAATTTATGCCCTCCTGTTAACAAACACATTAATCTATTCATCCTCTTCTCCTTTTGTCTTCTATGTTCTGTATTGGTTCAAGTTCGTCTTGCAAGTCTTGCAGTATTCCCATTATCACTACTTGATTTTTTAAAATCTGCTCTGTTTCTCTGCACATAATCTAGTCCTCGCTTTCTTGTTGTACAATTAAATGTTCTTTCATTTTTGCTCCACAATTTGGGCAGTAATCTGTCAATGTGTCTTCTTCTCCGTCATGTTCCCATCCACAACAAGTACATTCAAACACGTTGTAAACAGGGCAACTATCTGCATAGCCGTCATATTCAGTTCCTATCCACTGTCCTTTACGTCTTTCAGGTCTCGATTTAACTTTTAATTTATTAATGTCTCTAATTATCTTGTCATATAATTCTAACGTAATTTTATCTGTATAGTTGTTGTCAGCAAGAACTTGTAAGACTTCTGCTTTCTTGATATATTCGTCCATTAAATTTCCTCACTTTCTGCTAGTTTTGCGTATTTCCGATAACATACATCCTCTTCACCATCTGCTGTCCAAGATGTAGTTCCACCTCCCCAATAATACACTATTCCATATTCGAATTTTGCAAAATATCTTTTAGTCCATTCTTCATCTTCCGTATCTTTAACTAGAATTGGTGTATCCACCTTGACTTTCGACCAGTCAACCTTTGGCTCTTCGTATTCGGAGAAAAGCCATTCCTCTAAATATGGCTTACAATCTTTCTTTCCTCCAAAATCACATTCGCTACAATGACATTCGCTACAATAACATTCTCTACACTCTACAGGCTTATCATTTAGGACAGCTAGTTTTGTTATGTTTATCACGTCTGTATCTAACAGCATTTCCTTATATTTCTCAATATTTAACATTCCTCTCACTCCTTAACATTTCTTAACATTTACATAAAACTCAACTGTGGGCTATCGTCATTGATATATAATTTTGGAACTCTTTCTCCAACCTTCAAATAGCCACAATTCGCTTCAACTAATTTTTGAGCCATAATCGGAACAACACTGTTTCCAATTCTTGCCACCTGCTTAGATTTCGGATATGGCTTTCCGTCAACTCTGTCAATGATGTAATCTCGCGGAAAACCTTGCGCCAATTTTAATTCTTCAGGGGTCAACATCCTTAATAGAATATCTACAATTACGTATTCGTTTCCCAATACTGTAATTAATGCAAATCTGTCTTTAGTAACAATTGTATGTAATGGACTATCAACGCTCTGTCCTGTTCCTTGTCCGTAGTATTCAACAATGAACTGACTAACCCAGGTACATTTAAGAGCCATATCTTCATCAATTCCAAATTCAAACAATTTATTCTTTTCAACTGCCAAAACGTTGACCTGACCAAAATGCCCGGCTGATGTTGTTATCGTATGAATAGGTTCTAATACACTTTGACCTGTTCCGGTTTTATAGAATTTTGACAGAAAAGCAGCTACGATTCCGTATCTATTGCTTGTATCAAGCGTCATAATCGGTTCAGACACCTTTTGTCCTCTCACTTCTGCCTTTGCCGTCTCGGAATGATATTGAATGATGTACGGAGTACACATATAGTGCTTTCCGCTTGTTACTATCGTACCTAACGTTTCATCTGGTCCATTTACTCTTGGCTTTTGATTTTTGTTTTCGCCATATCCAATAGGCACTATATATGGTGTTATTTTTTCATTTGAACTTATTGGCACAATAAATGGCTCTTTGTTTTCAAACACAAATTTTTTTAAGCCTCTGCCAATTCTGTTCATTGTATTCTGTGCTAACGGCTTTTTTCTTCCAAAGATTGACTTACCTAAATTTTTGAAATCCAAAATGGTTGATACCGGCACCCATTTCTTTAGTCCATTTGAACCATCTTTGTTATGAGTTGGTTCTGGCCATATGATTGACTTACCATCTCTTCTAAATATTGCATACCAACGTTTCCTTGTTGTAGGTGCTCCATAATCAGCTGCCACCAATTCTCTGCTTTCAAATACATATCCAAGCGACTTCATTGCAGTAATAAATTTCTTGTAATCCTCTCCCTTACGTTCTTTTATTGGATGCCCTGTTTCGTCCAATGGACCCCATTGCTGAATTTCTTCAACATTTTCCATGATGATTACATCAGGAAGAATTGCTTTAGCGTGTTTAAATACCGCCCAGGGAAGTATTCTCAATCCCTTGTCTCTTGGCTTTCCACCTTTAGCCTTGCTATGGCTTGTACAATCTGGACTAGCCCACATTAAGGCTACGTGTTTTCCTTTAACGTATTTTTGCAAGTTTACTTTAAAAATATCTTCTGTTAAATGTAATGTATGTGGATGGTTCTCTTTGTGCATTGCAATAGCGTCTGGGTCATGATTAATTGCTATGTCAACTTGTCTTCCTAAAGCCATTTCTATTCCAACACTTGCCCCACCTCCACCAGCGAAGCAGTCTATGATTAAATTATCCATTTTTCTTCCTGGAGTAAGAATTCTTTTATGTGCGCACAACTCTTTCTCCTTTCTTGATTTTTAAACTGTTACATTTATATCTTTAATACCGAATTTCATATCAATGCCACATTCTTCAGCTATAATAGATACTTGTTCATCCCAAGTAGTATAATCATCTGCTAAACATTCTGCTTTCAGGTCGAACCTTTTAAACATCTGTTTGATTCTTTTGTTACCAAAACCAAATTCATCATGCATTGTTACCGCCATTAAGACTTTTATGTAGAAAACTATATTGTATTTGACATTTTCAGAGAATTTACTCAAATCTGCCTTAGATACCCTTAAAGGTAGATCTATCGCATTACGCATCTTCAAATCTTCTTCCAATGCATCTATTCCCTTTTCCTTGGCAAGCCTTAAAGCATAAGCCATTCCTTCACGTCTCGCCTGCTCCTCTTTTGATATTTTTGCCATTTTTCTTTCCTCCAACTTTTAATTCATTTGCATATGGTTTAGACCTGAATGCTTTCACAGCATAACTTCTCGGTCTTCCAAAATTAACGAATAAATCTTCTTCATGCGTTAATATGTGTCCAAATGCTTTTTCCGTATTTCTCACTAACGCTGTTCCTCCTGCTGGCTAGTTGCCTAACTGTTTTCTTTTTAGTTCCAGCTCTGCTCTTTCCCTTGCGATTGCTCTCAACTGTTCTTTGTCTTCGTATGATAAAAAATCTGCCATTTGAATCATAAACTCCTGTCGGTCCAGTTCTGCAATTCTATTATTTATCTCTACAACCACGTTAGAATTAAATCTGTTCATTAGTTTTTCCTTTCTTCATATCGTCAAACATCTTCCGGTTATTTAACAGTGCCTGCTTTTCCAATGCATCATGATCATATTCACGTTTCTCAAATGCAGCAAAGGTGTTTTTCTTTGTGTTACGTTTAATCGGATAAAATGTGTTCCAATCTCCTGCTATTGCATTACTAACAACTTCTATCTTCTCTTTTGTGTTTGCTGCCACCTGATTTAAGCGGTCAATTAAAATCTTTAACTGATAGCCAACCACCGGTTTTCCTTTCTTCTCACGCATTATCAGATATTGCTCGAATAATTCATTTAATTTTGTATCAGGAAAATAACCACTGCTTTTATTTACTTTATTTTCCTTTACTTTACTTTCCTTTACTTTATGTGTTTTTTCTACAGACAAATTAGGATTAATCTCGGATTTATGCTTATTAATCTCGGATTTATCTTCAAAAAGGGTAACTTTAATATAGGATGCTGTTTCTTCCTTACTCAAAAGCCAATAATTATCAACTACAATTGCTTTTTTGCTGGCTCTTGTCTTAACAGCTTCCTGATACCTTTTTTGTATTCCGGCAGAGGTAAGAACCTTGTCCGACTGAAAAAGTGTGCTATCAAACAGTGACCGTTCCAATAAGAAGTTTAATACCTGCTTCACCTTGTTGCTTTCCATGTTTAAATCATCTGAAATAATGTATTCAAAATCTTCATCAACAATTAGAAAGTAACCATTCTCCTTGTAAATCTCGCAAAGCAGATATTGGTATATAACTATTCCATCTGCTCCATATCTGCTTTTCAAGATTTTCACCTTTTTATCTGAGAAAAAACCAACATCAAAGGGAAAGTATTCCAAACCTTTTTTTATTGGTCTTGCCATATTTTCTCTCTATTCTCCTATTATAGTGCAGCCTTACCATTCACAATAAGACTGCACTTATAACTAATTAAGCTATAATTACAATGTTGCTACTAATTCCTTCAAGTTCTTTTTCAAGATATTCTTTAATCCTTGTCTTGGACTCGTTAATCCATAAACCTCCATCTGCTTCAATTAATGTAAATTCAGGAACACTTCCTGATCCATCAATTCTAAATACAAAATTAGAAGCAGGCTGTTCAATTTCAAGGAATGTTCTGTATGGAATCAACTGTACCGGATTAGGGACTATAACATCAGTTTTACTAGCTACGCCCTGAGTAATCGTAGTTTTCTGCGTTACACCATCATCACCATAATTAGCTGTAGTCTTTGCTTCAATATTGCCAGCCACCTGCATAATTGCTTCAAGGTCTGGTGTTGTCACAAATTTTGACTGAAGTTCCAATATGAATTTTTCCTGTTCTACCCACCTGTTTGCTACAAAATGTGGCAAATCAGCTTCCACTTCCATAAGTAATTCTCTATTTCTTTCAGCATTCAATCCCGAAATCAAACTAATTCTTGATGGTGACTGAATATGGATAATCATCTTCTTTTTAAGTTCCTCTGAACAACCCTTTATGTAATCAACTAATGCAGTAAGTGTGGATACTGTGATTTCACTGGCCATTGATTCTTTGTCATATCTGGTCAAATTCTTATTGCAATATGTTTTCCCATCAATTTCAACAATCTTTGGTTCCATAGCTTCTTCTTTTAATTCTGTAATAAGTTCTAATGCTTTTCTAATCATTAATCTGTACCTCCTATGCTTCTCTTGCCTTTCTTAAATCAACGATTTTGCTAGTGTTAATAATTTCTCCTGTTTCCTCATCAACTTCCTGTTCAACCACCTCATCTGCAAAACTTAATTGTCCGGGAATTTCCTTGCCAATTTCCATTGCTTCAACCTTTCCTGTTGCAAGGTCTGTACCACAAGTCATTGCTGTAACAGCTCCAAGTTCCGGTGCAAGTGATGTTTTTGTTACAACACCTGTTGTTATGAAGTTTCGTGTTTCGTTTGGCTTAAATGCCACGGTTACTGTTATCTTTCTTGGTGCTTTTGCATCCGTGTTTGGATCCTGAATATTCTTCATTACCTTTTCCATTGCCCTGTTCATCTGAACAGTAAAAGCTCCATTTGCAAACTCTTCCATATTAATGTGTTTCATAATGTTGCTACCTCCTAAATTACTCTTTAGCTTCTTTCTACTTTATATTCTCTATGCCTACCAACACACCAGCTTCTTCATTCTGCTCTGTGTACCTTTTATGTACTTCCAGTTCACAAATCTGTGTATCGTCTCCATAAGCTACTTTATTTAATGCGTCACATATAACCTTTGCTATATTATCCGCATCCGGTTTCTTACATGGAAGTTCTTCTCTTGCTTCCATTAACAAACGTCTTTTCTTGCTTGTACTTTTGGGTATTTCGAAAACTGCCTCAATGTACATGTGAATAGGCTCTTTATTAAAATACCCTTCAAACCTATTCTCTTTTGCCTGCTGAACATAACTTGTTTTTATCAGGTTTTCATAGAGAACTTTTCTTTACCAAAAGGAATGTAGTCAACTATCTTTATACTTTCTTTCAATTAACCAACCTCCTTTCCTACCTGCTGTAAATTCAGTAGGCTTATTTCGTGATTAAAATATTTTTCCTATTCCTGACTGTTGCCTGTTACTAAAAATTAAAAAATGCTGACTGTACATCCTTTTCTTCTATGTTATTTGTTGTTGTGTTATCAGTTGGTGTTTCAACTGTTACGTTACTGCTCTGTGTCTGTTCCTGCACAATTTCCTGGTTTTCTTCTGAAACACTGACTTCTTCATATTCCTGCTGTTCAACCGGCTCGTTATCCACGTATGTTCTTGTTCCATCTTCATTAATGACTGCCATGTCACTGTCAATAGCTCTTTGCATGTCAATGCTCATAATTCCCCACTTGCTGATAATCTGTCTAAGCATTGTCTTATATGCCATTCCATCAAAGTCCTTACTCCAGAAAGTCCACTTTGTTCCTTTCTTTATGTCTGCTGCATAACCTTGTGAATACTTAATTGCATGAGCTTTCATCTTTTCCTTTGACCAGTACATGGCTTTCTTAAATCCGTTTGTATATTCAAACATTGCATAATAGCCAATTGTTTCTGCCTTTTCTCTCTCATTTTCATCTGCAATGAGATTTACTTCTATGTCTTCATTAAGTGGGTCGAATCTGATTAATTCGCCTTTCTTAATGGCTAACACATTTAATTTCTTATACTGTCCTGATCTGATGGCTAACTGAATATAACCTTTGTAGCCTAACTGAAACTGTGCCACCTTAATGCCTGCCTTGTTATCCTTAAACGGAACCATGTAATACTGACCTAACTGTGGACTTGGTGAAAGATTTAAACTCTCACCTAAAAGTGCAGCACTTACTATTGAAGAGTTCTCACACTCCTGCAATGTTGGGTTATTACCAACCGCACTTACTATTGAACTGATGAAACGTTGACCGTTCTTTCCACCTATTACACCATTAATCTGATTCTTTACTGCATCATTTTTAAGATATGCTGTAAAGCTTGTTTCCTTACTTCTCTTTGCCAAACTATTTGATACTGCCATTTTCATTTCCTCCTACTGTATTGGACCATATTCTATATTGTTGCTTGTTAAAAATTCCTTAAGCTCTCTAAGCTGTTTCTGTGTGCCATAAACTTTAAAAGAAACTGTAAATTTTCTCTCCTCTGTAACTGTTGCTTCAACTATCTTTGTTGCTTCAACCTCCTGCTGTGTTTCTTCCGGTTGCTGTTCCACTACTACCTGCTTACCTGCCTGAACAACTTTCTGTGCTTCTGCTTCTTCTCTGGCTTTTCGCTCTTCCATTTCAGCCTTACACTTTGCTTCATATTCAGCTTTCTTTCTTGCGTTTTCTTCAAACTGCTGCTTAACTGATATAGCTTCAGTCATATCCAGGTTCTTAAGATATGCCTGCTTCATTTCAAACTGGTATTCTCCGGTATCAGCATTAATTACTTCAAGATCATGTCTCACTCTGTCTCTCAAATCTTCAATTTCGTTTACAATAGATTTAAAAGTTGTTGAGCTGTTTAAAAAGCTTTCCTTGAATACTCTGTCAAACGTTAAAATCTCTGCAATGCCTTCTGCTCCTTCAACAGACATTGCTTTATCATAGATTTCTTTTACCTTTTCACGTTTTTCTTCTCTCAACTTTTCGGTGTAGGCTTTTACCTGAGAAGCAATATTGTCATTTGCTTCACCAATGATCGATACTAATTCCTTAACCTGACTTTCAAACTGTGTATAAGGTTCAATCATCATCTTCTTAACGTCTTTTCGCTTATCTTCTAAAACCTTAATGAACTTGTTTAATTTTGCTCTGTCCGCTTTTGCTTCCTTGATGTTTTCATCTGTATACACCAAAGAACCATACATTTCTGCCTTTTCTGTTATTTCTTTCTTTAATTCTTCAAAGTTCCAGTCAATCTGTTTAACTGTATTTTCTTTAGTTGGGTTGTAAATTTCTAATTCCATTTGTTTCCTCCATTAAATCTCCGGAAGAATCAGAGCCGGTTGTTTTCTCTGCTTAACTGATTTGATAAACTCATATTCTTCCTTTTTTAGTATTTCTATATCTTCTGTCACATCTTCTCTTTCAATGTGATAATCCTTTGTGATAAGTCTTATTCTTTGGTTCCAAACACTTTTAATCTGCGCTCTTAACTCCACAAACTCATATTCTGTTACCATCAGGTAATGCAACACCTGTATGTAATAGTTATCAGGAATGTGTTCGCCATCCCATTTTTCCTTGTGCATTGAACCGAACAACTCGCTGGTCTTACATTCAAATATGCCTTTTCGTCCGGTTTCAATTTCTGTTAGTTCTCCATCAAGTGATGCATGTGCAAACGGATATTTATCATTAAGAAGCATGTTGTCACCAAAGTATTCAACTTTATATTCCGGGTGGTCTAATGCAAATATTGCTCTTATATGTTCTTCCGCCTTTGTTCCGTAGATAACATAAGGCTTGTCCGAAATATCAATAGGTTCTTTAATTCCTACCATTTCTTTCCAAAGCTCTTCATTTGTTTTGTACGGATTAAGACCTAACACTGCTGCTGCATCAGAACCACCTATTTTGCCTTTTCTTGCTTCCAACCATAATTCCTTGGTCGGAAAACTCTTTCTGGTAACTATTGCCTATTCCTCCATCAAAATCTCGTCCACTGCTCCACACAGTAGGCTTGTTGCTAACACCATTCCTGCTGAATACAACAGCTTCATTGGAATACTGTCAACACAAATCCAATTGTTGTACCACATTACAATTACAACAACGATACCAATTATCAGATTCTTGTATCTGTTTGCAACTCTGTACTTTTCCTGTAAAACGTGGTAATCTTTAGGTGTATTGTTTTTGTGAGAGCTTGAATGTAGTGGTGTATATTCAGGCTCTTCTTTTTTGGTTTCTTTTACTTCTCTTACTTCAAGTCTTGTGTCTTGTTCCATCTTTTGCTCCTCCAATCTTTCCAACCATATCGGTTATTTTTTCATTCGACCAACTTCTTGGTTCAGTCAATCTTGGACAATGTGTGTCCATAATGTCCTCTTCTTTTCCCAAAGGACAGTCCCTGCAACTACCTGAATACTTCCTGCATATATCACGCAAATCTCGGTAGCTGTTAATTGCTCCAATCAATTTAATCACTCCCTTCTATGAATAAAATCTTTCATTAAAATATTTAGTTGGAACCTTGCCTGACATTGTAATGTAGCCTTTCTCTTTCAATTCTGCATTCATCTGCTTAATTATCTTGTATGCAAATGAAAGACTACACTCCATTGTTTGAGCAATATCCTTTGCTCCCATAAATTGTTTTTCAGGCATATCTATCACCTCCTATTTCTCCTTACTTGAATTATTTTCACGTTCTATATTGAAAAAAATATCATCAACCTTTACCCCAAATAAATTAGCTATTTTTATGGCATTACGTATCTTTACCATCCCAAAATCCGCTTCCCACGCATTATAAGTTTGTGTTGAAACTCCCAGCTTTTCAGCAGTTTCTGACTGATTCAATCCTTTTCTAGCACGTAGTTCTTTTAGTGAATACCTCATTAATTCTTCCTTTCTTGTGTCTTTTTGAAACACTTTTTTCTTCATTCATTTTGAAAACTTGAATTTTTATTTAGAAAATGTTAAAATTTTCGTACCCTGACTTGGGCAAGAAAGGAGTTAATCTTTTGACCAAACTTTTGTTTTTGCCCTGTTCTCTTAATTTGAGGTTGCAATAATGGTTAGCCAAAGCATTTAAAACTGGCGTAAAATGTAGTAATTAGTACGGCGTTACTACTCAGGTGCTAGAGTATAATACACAGAGACGGCACTCGTAAAAATGCTTCACCGTACTTAATGCTCCTCTTAATCCGTCAACTAATGGGCTATTATATTTTTGCGCAGAACTAAAACTGCATAAGTGACGGAGTCCTTGATAGAAGCATTTAGCTCCATTAAATGTGGTGAAAACCTGCAAAGTACATAGGGTTAAAAAATTTAGCATTTAACTGTTAGGAATGGAGCTCCTAACAGTTTTTTGTTTGTTTTGGTAAACGTGGCTTAAGAAAAAAATCTGTATTTACATTCAATACACCACAAATTATTGAATATTCTTCAAATGTAATTTTTCTTTTTCCATTAAGTGCCAAATTTAACTTCGGAAGTTCAATACCTGTTTGCCTACTAATAAATGCTTGTGTAATTCCTTTTTCTTCTAAGTAACTTTTTATTTTTATTCCTACTTCCAATTACAATATCCTCCTTTCTTATTTCGATATTTTCGAAACTAACTGTATAATACACCGATATTTTCGAACTGTCAATATATTTTTTCGATATTTTCGAATTTTTTATTTACATAATCGAAATAGAGTGTTATACTTTCGATTAACAGATAGGAGGTGTATAATATGACTTTTGGAAAAAGATTAAGAGAATCTAGAAAAGCTAAAAGCTATACTCAAAAGGATTTAGCTAACCTGATTGGAGCGAAACATAACTCCATAAGTGATTGGGAAAATGATAAAAATAAACCAGATCCTGACACTATCGAACTTTTATGTGGTGTTCTTGATATAACCCCAAATTATTTACTTAATTCAAACACTGATGATTTCTCACCATTAGAAACTGAAATCATAAAAAAATACCGTACACTTGACGAACACAGTAAAGAACTTATTTTAACCATCCTCAATAAGGAATATGAACATATGCTTGGTAAAAACGGTACATCAAATACTGCTTTTGCTTCATTAAAACATAATAATTTGCTTAATGCAGCACATCAAAGAACAGATATTGATATTCCAGAAGGAATTGATACATCAGAAAACGACATTATGGACGACGAAAACTTCTAGTCCAAAAACGAAAGAGGGTTAAAGGATGACATATGAAGAATTATTAATCGAAAGTGATAACCTAGGTCTAATCGTGAAAGAAAAGCCTTTGGAATATCACGACGGAAGGATTAAGGGGAATCGTGTAGCAATTAGAAGCACAATTCCTACAAACACACAAAAAGCGTGTGTATTAGCTGAAGAAATAGCACATCACATCACTTCCACTGGTGATATATTAGATATGAGTAATATTTCAAACAGAAAACAAGAATATAAGGCAAGAATTTGGAGTTACAATAAATTGATAGATTTACAAGGTTTTATTAATGCTTTCGAACACCATTGTACTAACTTATACGAAACAGCAACTTTTCTTGGTGTTACAGAGCAGTTTCTTGCAGACACAATAAATGCTTATATGCATAAATATGGATGCTACATAAGGTACAAGAATTATGTTATTGAATTTGGATTTAATTCAGTAAATGTAATAATGCAATACAATTAATTTTAAGGAGGGAAAAAGTATGGCAATGATTAAATGTGTAGAATGTGGAAAGGAATTTTCAGACAGAGCCTCTGCTTGTCCTGAATGTGGTTGTCCTACAGAATATTCAGTAGATTCAAATAATGTTGCTTCTGATTCTGATGGATTTGTAGAGCAGGATTCTATTGTAGAAGATGAAACAGAAGAATCTACAACTAATATCAGCGACACAGTAAAGGATTTCGCAGGTAAAGCTTTAGCATCTTGGAATGACAGAAACCATGCCACATCAAAAGTTAATGTAATTAAGGTGGACGAACAACATAGAACTTTTCAAATTAAAGGATATATACCTAAACATAAAAGTGGCGGTGTTGGAAAAGCTTTAAAAGGTGCTTTAGCTGTATCTACATTTGGTATGTCAAGCATTATAAGCAGTAGCGTAAATTCAGCAGGTGCTAACAATTGGTATAATTTTGATGACCTGGTAAGCTATGAGCTTTTAGCTGATGATTCTGTTGTAGTAAGTGGCGGTGTAGGCCAAGCATTAATAGGTGGTTTAGCCTTTGGTGGTGCTGGTGCAGTTGCCGGTGGCATTACCGGAAAAAGAAAACAGAAGAAAAAAATCGAATCTCTTATTATTAGAGTAACCTTAAATGATTTCAAGACACCTTGCATTTGCATTCCTATTGTAACTAAAGCTGTCAAAGTTGGAACAAAAGATTATTTCCAGGCTACAACTGAAGCTCAACAGGTATTATCAATGCTTGATGTAATTGCACATAATAAATAATTATTTAAAATAAAAAAGAGCCAGCCACTAACGACCAGCTCCAATGTGATGCAATATCACCCTGAACAAGTTACATTGTATCACTTTTAGGAGCATCTGGTCAATCCGAACTACTGTTCATAGGCTAGATGTTATTTTTATACCCTTTTTAGGGGAGAAAGGAGATACAATATGGCTGTTTTTAAAGATGAAACTAGAAATACTTATTATGTAAACTTATATTACACAGATTATACAGGACAAAAAAAGCAAAAAAGAAAGCGTGGATTTAAACTAAAAAAAGATGCTATAAATTGGGAACGTGAGTTTTTACTGCAAATGCAAGGAGAACCTGATATGACCTTAAACTCTCTCGCTCAATTATATCTTATGGATATAAAAACAAGATTAAAAGAAGTAACTTATGATGGTCATAAACATTTATTAAACAATAGAATACTTCCATATCTGGGCAATAAACCAATTAATTTAATAACTCCTGCTGATATAAGGGTATGGCAAAATAAACAGATTTCCCAAGGATATTCGGATGCATACCTTAAACGTATGAACAACCTACTTGTTGCTACTTTAAACTTTGCTGTGAAATTCTATAATTTAAAAGAAAATCCATGTCATTTAGCTGGAACTATGGGAAAACGAAAGCGAAGTAAAATAACATTCTGGACCAAAGAAGAATATTTAAAATTCATTGCTTTAGTTGATGATATTACAAAGTATACAATGTTTCAAACTCTTTACTATACCGGTATTAGAATTGGAGAATTATTAGCTTTGACATACAATGATATCGATCTAGATAATGGAATCATTAGAATAAACAAAACCGTCAATTTTAAAGGTGGAAAGGTTATCTTCACTTCTCCTAAAACACCAAAAAGTAATAGGAAAATAACAATTCCACAATTACTAGTTAAAGATTTAAGTAATTATATTAAGAAAATTTATAGCTATAAAATGACCGACCGTGTCTTTCCATATACAAAAGCTATTCTTTATAAGGAACTCAAAAAGAAAAGTGAACAGGCTGGACTAAAAAAGATACGAATACATGATTTTAGACATTCACATGCAAGTTTATTAATTGATATGGGTATTAACCCATTACTTATTTCTGAAAGATTAGGGCATGAACGGGTTGAAACTACTCTTAATATCTACAGTCATTTATACCCTTCTAGATCAGATGAATTAGCCGAAAAACTAGATAAAATAATGTCATATTAATGTCACAAAAAGAAAAAGGACTTAGGAAAATCCCCTAAGTCCCTTTATTTATAGGCTATTCGCCATTATATCGTATTATTCGATAATTGTAGCAACCTTACCTGAACCTACTGTTCTACCACCTTCACGGATAGCGAATCCAAGTCCCTGTTCCATAGCGATTGGGTGAATAAGTTCAACTGTGATTTCTACGTTGTCACCAGGCATGCACATTTCTGTACCTTCTGGTAAGTTACAAACACCAGTTACGTCAGTTGTTCTGAAGTAGAACTGTGGTCTGTAGTTGTTGAAGAATGGAGT